GCCTATTTTGGCTCAAGAGGTGCGGAAAAATTTAAAAGTATAAGTAATAATAAATAATAACAATAACAAAACAATTATGGCAAGTAGATATTTAAAAATACCTGTTTATCAAGTTATTTCAGAAAGAGATTCTCTTGGAAATGTTGATAACAGCTATTCTAAAATTTTAAAAACATTACGAGTACCACAGGAAATGCTAGTTACGACAACTGGATCTCCTTATGTTGAAGGGTTAAATCAAATGGATAGTCTTATAGATGAAACAATAGGGCAACTTGAAAATCTATTCGAAGCTGGTGGTAGTGGTTTTCCAGAAAATTACCCTATTTCAACCGGTAATCTAGCAAATGGAGCTGGTATGTGGATTCAAGTACCTATGAAAACTAATAAGTACGCATACAATTCTCAAATAAATGTTCAGGGTAGAGATAAAATATATAATTCATCACTATGGTTAAGAGTTTCACAAGAAGTACAGTTTGAAAATGTAAACAATGGTAAATCGTTAGTAATATACACGTATCCTTTTGTTTCTAGTTTAACTAAATCTAGTGGTAGCGAATATATAATACCTTATAAACAAACAGAGGCTAATGTAGGAAGTAAAGATTTTCATATAGTTTACAAAATGCTACAAGAAAGATTAACAAAAGCTTTAAGTGCTGACCCTGGTTCTAGAGAAACATTACTAGATTTTGGAACAACAGATGGTGAGTTAGAAGCTGGAAAATGGAATATTACATGGGCAGGAGATCCAACTGGTTCAACACCTTTAACACCTGTGTTAGACAATCAAATTTCTCCAAATGGAACTGATATTATAAGTTTAAAAACAAGTCCTGCTGAAATAATAAATAAAAAATCTAGATTATTAGTTACGTGTGCAGCGGTTTCTAATTTAGGTCAAGTTACAGAAGGTTTTGATTCTCAAAAATTTGTTTATCCAACTCTTAATGAAACATGGAACATTATGGCTCAAACCTATGAAAGTTATTCAGGACAAGGAAATCCGGATGGAGATCAAACTGTAGGATTAAACAATAGTTTGTTTACCGGTCCTTCAGCTGGTATTATTTTTAATCCAGATAATGAAATAGGCAATATAGATGCTACTAAACTTCAAAGAATGTGTGAATTCTGGAGTGTTGATCCAGCTAAAGGAGGTGGTAAATTCCCACCACCAGAAGGACCTGTTGAAGAAGGTTTATCAGAAGAAGAAATAGCAATGGCAGAAGCATAATAATTATCAAAACATAAAAACAAATAACAAAAAATGGATTTACAATATTTAAAATTTGAGGGTTTTAACTTAGCAACTCAAACAGGTTTAAAAAGTTTTCCTATTCCGTCTGAATATGAAGAACTAGCTGGTGGGGCTTGTTATCCTGTAATAGAAAACACTAGAACTCTTAAAATAGACAAAGACGATATAGATACTATATTTGGATACGAACCTGTAATTTATACAGTAAATGGTTCTAATTTTGGAACTTTATTAAGTTATAGAGTTGTGTTAGATTTAGCTAATAAAGGAATGATAGAAGCTCAAATAGTTTCTGAAGTTCCTGTTAATAAACTAGACGCAACAAACTCTAAAGAAACAACTCCAGTATTAGTAGCACAAGATTCTGGTTTAAGAGCTTTAGCATGTCCTTTTCAAGCATTTGCTAGTAAGGATTATCAGTCAACCGGTGTTAATACATTTGTATCACCATGTGACTGTGGTACATTAGGAGAATATCTTGATGGACTAGGAAAATCAGGAACAGGATTACCAACTATAAATGGTAAACAATATCAATGGACTGAAGAAGCAATTTTAGCTTATTTTGGAATATTTACTACTCAAACAGGTTCTCCAGCAGCTGGACCACAAGTCTCTGTTAGACAAACTGTTTTAAACTGGTTAGAAGAAAAAGTAAGCAAATACTTAGTATCTAATCCTGGCACGCCAACAACAAATGTAGAACTAGGAGAAGTAAAAGATTTTACTTACAAAGGAGTAACATATGGAGGATTTAAGTTAAGATTTGGAGCAATAGGAACTTATTGCCCTGTTAATGTTTATAATCCTGATCCAGCAACCTCAGGTAGTGTACCTTTAGTTTGGGGTTGGTGCTCAGATACTAACAGTGGTGGTGAATGTACTAATAGTGCAGTAACTTGGAATGTTCCATTTAGATACAATGATCAACACGTGGATGTAGTTGACCCATCATAACAATTAATACTTTAAAAAATGGCACAATATTTAGAATTTGAAGTTGTAAATAGTTCACAGCCATCTGAAGAAGGAAAATTTGTTATAGACAAAGATGATATAAAATTTGCTTATGCAGTAGATAACACAACGTATCGATTAGTAATTAATGATACGTTTGAAACAAGCGGAACTAATGTAAATTTATCATTAGACACTACAGTTGATGGAAGTGGAATAGCCCCGACAATTTCTAACAAAACTTTAAATGACAGGTGGGCAAGATTAATGACTGCTAATCCAGGTGGTGTAAAAACCA